CTGAAGCCCTAGGTGGACTCGGCATGGTCGATATGCTCGGGCGGTTCTTCAAGCAAGACCCCCAGGTCCACCAACTAAACCAGATGAAACACGGCGGGCGCGACAATACCGCGGTGCCGATTGCCGGCACGGGAGGGGCATGGAGACTCAAAGGCCATGCGGTAACACCATTCTGGCAATGGGTGGCGTCATGGGCTCGAGCCTGCCGAAAGCCGAGTGACCTGGGATTCAGTGATGAACGATTCGTCTTGCCGGAACTCATTGAACGAGAGCACATCATCACGCCCAAGACCCCACGCGACGGGATGCTGTTTACCGTGCCGGCCAAGGGGCTCATCGAAGAACGCGACGAACGTCGACGGACCATTACCGAACGGACCGACAAAGCCGCAGAACTCGTGTCACATGACGACTCGGCCGTGGTGTGGTGTCATCTCAACCCCGAGGGTGATGCGCTCGAGTCCGCCATCTCTGGAGCGGTGCAAGTGAAGGGCTCAGACAGCGACGAAGCGAAAGAGGAAGCCTACGCGGCGTTCGCGTCAGGACAGGCCAGGGTCCTCGTGACAAAGCCGAAGATCGGGGCGTGGGGTCTCAACTGGCAGCATTGCGCCCATGTCGTCACGTTCGCCTCACACAGTTACGAGCAGTTCTATCAGTCCGTGAGACGCTGCTGGCGCTTCGGCCAAGAGCGGCCTGTCACGGTAGACATTATCGCCACCGAAGGCGAACGCGCTATCCGCGACAACATGATTCGCAAGGCAATTGCCGCTGACGTGATGTTCGAGGAACTCGTGCGGCACATGCACAACGCGCAAACTTTGCACCGCACACCCATCCAACCCTTAACCGTGGAGGTTCCCTCGTGGCTCTAGCGTCAACACTGACCGACCGATACGCCCTGTATAACGGCGACTGTATGGAAGTGCTGTCCGGCCTGCCGGATGAGTCGGTGCACCTGTCGGTCTATTCCCCGCCGTTTGGCGGGCTCTACACCTACAGCTCGGATGAGCGGGACTTGTCGAATGCGTTGGACTATGACGAGTTTCTCGAGCACTACGGATTTATCGTCAAGGACCTGCACCGGGTCACGCTCCCAGGCCGCATGTCCGCGGTGCATTGCATGGATATCCCCACAGGCAACACCGGCCTCGACGCCTTGCGCGACTTCCCCGGCGACCTGATTCGGATGCACGCGAAACACGGATGGGCCTACATCGCCCGCTACCACGTCTGGAAAGAACCGCTCACCGTTCGCAACCGGACCATGACCAAGAGCCTGTCCCATAAGACCGTGACGGTGGACTCGACGCGGTGCTCCATTGCCAGTGCCGACTACCTGCTCATCTTCCGGCGGTCGGGAACCAACCCGATTCCTGTGGAACATCCGAACGGCCTAACGGAATATGCCGGCGAGCGCCGGGTTCCAACCGAGTTTTTGCAGTATCGCAACTGGCAAGGGAGCCAACTTGAGAACCGCTACAGCCAATGGGTGTGGCGACAGTATGCCTCGGCTTTTTGGGACGACTGCAGGCTGGACCGGGTATTACCCCATCGGCAGGCGCGAGAGGAAGAAGACGAGCGCCACGTTCACCCGCTACAACTCGACGTGATCGACCGGGCCTTGGTGATGTGGAGCAACCCCGGTGAAACCGTATTCACGCCGTTTATGGGCGTGGGTTCTGAAGTCTACAGCGCAGTCCGCAACGGCCGGCGTGGCATTGGCGCCGAACTCAAGGCAAGCTATTACGCCCAGGCCGTCAAGAATGTCGAAACCGCGCTACTCGAGCGCGACCAAGAACAGGTGCCCCTCTTTGCCGACACCAATCTCAGCCACACCGATGAACGCCTCAGTTTCGCAGACTGAGCCGTGTCGGTTGTGCTACTGGTTCAAGTTGCGCTGGAAGACTGGCGATGGCACGTGCTGGAAACATCACGGCCCGACACACGCGGACGACTCGTGCGACCAATTCGAGGCCGCGCTAATGTTGTTTGACTCCCGTCCTTCGGGACAGAAAGACCGGAGAGGATGAGCATGAGCCAAGATTCGATCACGCTCAAGTGGGGCTCATTGAAGGGTTGGCACATTGAGACGCCAGCGGCTTTCGAGTTACTGAAGCAATGGCACGAATTGGGCGTGAAGATGTCCGCGATGGCGCAGCACGACACGCCGGAACAAAAGGACATTCTGTGTCGCCTGATTGACGCGGCCGACTGCGAAACCGTTTACCTCGATTGGGACGGCGAGCACGTCTCGAAAGAGCAGGCTAAGGACTACATCCGCAATTACGGGAAGGCCTCCGCATGACCTCCCCCCAGCGCATCACCGCGATCCTCCGAGAGCGAGAGCAGGCTGTTGAGTTGACGCGATTGCTCGCGGCTTGGAACCGGCGCAAGAAACAGATCCAGGCGCACGATGGGCGTGTCTTTGAGATGCTGCGCGACTTGCGACTCGGGAGTGAGGCATGACGCAGCCTGATTTGTTCACCGTCTCACCGCCACCGCCCAAGCCGAATCCCGTGAAGGTGGAGCGTGAGCGGCTGAACGCGGCAGCCGAGCGCGTGCTGGCGTTTCTAAAGGCGCACCACGGCGCGACCAACGTCACGCTGTCGAGTCCTGAACTCGGTGGCCTGCGCTTCGGTGGCCGCTTGCATGAACTCAAGGCCCACGGTTATGTGATTCTCAAGCACCACGTCAGCGGCGGCACGTGGTTCTATCGACTAGAGAAGCCGTGAGGCTCGATACCACGTCGCGGATTGTGCATCAGTGTCCGGGCTCGAGATGGTGCGCGATCTGTCGGTGGCTGAAATGGGCGTCGAAGCGTAACGCCACGTAACGTCTCGTAACGGTCAACAATTCTGTTGACGCCAAGGTAACATGGCCGTAGACTTCAGGCGCTCCCTATGGCCGGATACACCAAGTTGTTCAATTCGATCCTTGCCTCCACGATTTGGGGCGAACCGATGCCCACACGCATCGTCTGGATCACGCTCCTAGCGATGGTCAACAAGGACGGCATTGTGGAAGGGTCAGCCCCGGGACTCGCCACGCTGGCCCGCGTGAGCCTCCAGCAAGCCCGAGAGGCCCTGCACGCCCTCCAACAGCCTGACCCAGACTCGCGCTCCAAGACGGACGAGGGCCGGCGCATACGGACGGTGGACGGCGGCTGGTTCATCATCAACCACGGCGAGTATCGCAAGCGGCTCAGTCAGGACGAACGGCGGGAATATCTCCGGCTGAAACAGGCGGAATACCGAGCCCGTAAACAGGCGTCAACACCTGTCAACAATGTATCGGACAAATCTACACTGTACACACATACAGATCCAGATACAGATCCAGATACAAAAGCAAAGAGACAAGATCAAGATCCCCCCGTTCGCGCTCCGCGCTCACTGACCCCCACGGACCCGGAGTTTCTCACGTTCTGGCACCGATACCCGAAGAAGACCGGAAAGGGCGCGGCTTATAAGGCGTGGGTGAAGTGTAAACCGAGCCTCGAGGCCGTCATCTCGGCGCTCGAGTGGCAGACCCAACAGCCGGACTGGTTACGGGACCAAGGCCAATACATCCCCCACCCGGCGACGTGGCTGAACCGGGCGGGATGGGAAGACGAAGCGTTCAATCCTCCGTCCTATCAGCCTCCGGTCCTAGCGAAACCGGGACGGGGCGCGAGAGTGTTGCAGGCGGCGCGAGACGTGATTGCGAAGCAGTTAGAGAAACAGCGAGGACTCACCGATGGCACAGAGCGGGGACGGACATCCGGCGATCACGGCGGCACTCGGGACGATGGCCCTCCTGAGACAAGCGGCGGAAGTCGATAGCGAAACGCTCGACCTCTACGCGGCCACGTTGGCGGAAGAACACATCCCCATCGGCCACATCCTCGAGGCGTGCAAGCAAATCAGCCGGGAGCCACGCGGCGACGGAGAATCCGCCTTCCCGTCACTCGGCACGCTGATTGAACGATGCCACCGTGCCGGCCGGCAGTTGGCGTATCGAGCCTTGGCACCATCGTCTGAAAAGCCAGAGCCTATGACTCGAGAGGACGCCGCGAAACTACTGGCAGACATCAAAGCCGCAGTGGCTCAACGGCGTGCGGCGGGGGATCAGTGACGGCCCCCAGGCAGAAAAAAAGTGGCGGTGACGGAAGGTCAGATTTGGCAGGACTGGGACTCGCGCGTGCGGAACGGCGTCAACCCGAGGACGGTGCGCGTCGTCACGGTGGGCCACACCCATGCGGTGGTCGAGAATCAGATCACGGGCCGACGCACAACGGTGGCGCTCAAGCGTTTCAGGCCGTCATCTAACGGTTATCG